CTTGTCATGCATACGAACTCTAAGGCCATTTAGTGGACCGCCAGGGCTATCACTAATGTTCTTTGGGCCGTAATCCTCATGCTTAGATAGCAATAATGTTTCTAGTTCAAAAAATGTTTTATCTAATGCTTCTCGGAAGCGTAGATGGGAACCTTCAAAGTGATAGTCAGGATGCCTGACGTCAAATCCAAGTGACTCACGTTGTATCCCTGGGTGATAAGGTGCTCCGTTATCTGACATACTTCTTCACTCTCCGCTTTCGTCATCATTTTTAGGTTTCTTGTTCAACAATTCTGCTAGTTCTTCATCAAGGTCGAGCATCTGCTCTCGTATAATTAAATCCTCTATGTAGTTACGCATATTTCCTGGCGAGTATTCTGATGCATATAAAGTTGCGTACGTATCTTGCGCAATACGCTCTACATGTTCACGAGAATCAGCATATTTATAAATAGTTCGCAATAACGAACCAATCATAAGGCTATAGCCGTTAGGTAGTACGAGTTCAGGGTCGAATTCTGGCTCACCATCTTCTAGTAAGTGGTCAGTTGCCTCAAAGATATTATCAAATGGTTCACCGCACTCAGGGCAGTCTGGAATATCATTCATCATCTAAACTTAACCCCATCTTATTCCGAATATAGTCCGCTCCGTGTTTGACATACGAAGAATTGACATCTTCTCCGTCCCCCATTGAGACGATAGTAACTGGAAGTTCTCTGGCAAGACTTGTGGCGAATTCTTTTCCTGGTTGGTCGCCGTCTGCAAAGACAAATATTCTTTCAAAGTCTGCGAGAAGTCTGGTGTAGTGCTTCTTCCATGAATTCGCACCTGGAACTCCAACGCAAGGAATGCCAACACACTTACTAAGAGTAATGGTATCCAATTCACCTTCGCATACCCCAATCCAATCGCCTGCTTTTTCAATATCTAATACGTTGTACATCTTGGTTTCAGCGCCAGTCATTCCCATGTACTTCGGTTCCACCGCTGGATTAAGAGAGCGAAAACGTAAGTCAACGACACCACTTTTAGTAATGTAAGGAATAGAGAGACGGCCTTGGAACGCTTCATGACCTACCTCAGGCTCCGAGACTACGCCGAACCGACAGGCCCGAGCCACTTCCCGACTTATTCCCCGACTTGCGAGGTAATCTTCCGCCAGATGTATATTCTCCGCGTACAGATGCGTTGCTCTGCCCAGTAATTCCTTCTGCGATTGACTTTGCTTCACGTATATCGCACCTTTCTTGTTTAGCAATTATTTGAATACTGTTACCTTGCATACCACATGCGAAGCAATTAAAAATGTTTTCTCTTGTATTAAAACTAGCACTTGCGTGGCTATCATTATGAAAGGGACACTTAACGTTGACCTGTCCTGATGAACGCGTGATATTTGCACCGTAGTGCTTTAGCACAGATACAATATCTGGCAACTCATCAGTCATCACCGAATACATCCCCTAATCTTAGTACGAGATAAGCATCGTCGATACTCTTACCTCTTGCTTTAATAATCACTGCTGGTAACACATCGTCTCTGTTAATATTACGGGCTTGGGCATAATGGTCAGCCTCTATTTGCGCCTCTGCTGTCCAGCCTGGGAGAGTAATCTTGCCACTTGCGCCAGGCGCTTTACATTCGATGATGCCAATACTTCCGAGAAAGTCTGTTTTAACAACCACGTCTCCCTCATCTTTTGCGCCAGCACGAGCAAGGCGCTCAGCATCGTAGCCATGATTACGAAACCAGTCACGGATGTCAGTTTCAAAGTTTGCTCCTCGTGCTTTATGAGATTTGCGCGTTGTCATACGTTCTCAGGAATATCGTCGATGTACATGTACTCAGGATTAAATGCCAACCATGTCATGAGTGACCCATTTTGGTCTGCTCTTCCATAGCGATTCTTGACTGATGCCACGCCCAACGATGTGCCAACCGTGCCGAGCGTACATATGAGGGCAGGGAGTTGCGAGACTTTTCCTTGTATTGCACTGCGTGGTTGGCAAGGATTCCCAGGAACTGCTTCCGAAGTGTGATGTAGAACCACAATCGCTGCATTCGTTGCTCTAGCAAGATATTTCAACTCCTTCATAATGGCTCGCATAGATGCGAACTCTTCGCCACCATCTGTGGCTACGTCCATCAAGTTATCAAGTACAATCATCGATGGGGAGCATCCCCAAAGTTCTTCGAATGCTTGTACTTCTTCCACTATATCTTCCAACGTAGGCGCTGACTCGAACGACCAGACTATATGGCTACCTTTTTGGAGGATTGCTTTAGTCCAACCAACATCAGTATTAAGTTTCTGTTCAACATCACTCTGACTTTTCCCAGAAATCATGGATGCTAAACGCATAGCCATTGTGTGTGCATTGGTATCTGCTGAGATATACAATGTAGGCACATTGGTTTTGAGTGCAAGTGCTAGTGCTAGAGTAGATTTTCCAGCCCCTGGAGCACCTGCAAACATTGAAACTTCTGAACGCCGAATAATAATCTTGTTCGCTTCAAACGCTTTAAAGCAACTAGGTAAAGGTTCCCCTCCAATGCTTGCTCTTCCTACTGAACGTACTAGAGTACGCATTGGCACCTCCTCCTAATAGTTTAAAATGGAAATAGTTCTTTTTGTTCTAGTTGACTGGCTTGCACTGTTCCGCGCCCTGAGGCATCGGACAGACCCACATCGCGTATGGATTGCCTGTCTTGCTCGAGATTCCCGACTTGTACTTCCGTGCTCCGTGTACGCATGTCGGTCCAGATGCCGTTCCCGTACTTACGGGACTCTGAGCCTGGGGCGGAGTTGATGATTGCGGAGGCGGAGTGCTTCCTGTGGAACTCGGCGTCGATAAAGGGGCTGCTACGCTTACCCCCGATAGTGTGCGCTGAGTTGCTGAAATCTGTGTAGCGTAATCGCCAACACCTTCTAGCAAGACACTTAGTTCATCTGCCGTGTTGGCACGAACGTTAATCATATCACCGTTACCGATTTTATATGATACTTGTAGTTTCCAGTCTTCTGCCATTATTTATCCTTCTTCGTAGAGAATTGGCAGTACTCGGTTAAACCGCACATGTACTGACAATTGTTTGTGTTGGGCAAGAATATACCCGTCTTACGTGCTAAGTCAAATTGTTTTATCAAGTACTCCATTTTGTCGTAGGTGTACTCTGATAGGTCTACCATCTCTGATGTAGAGTTACCGCGAGCCATGTAGTAATTGCCCCACTTAACTTCTACCCCAAAGGTTTGCTCAATGCCCAGTTTATAGAAACCAAGTTGCAGACTGCTTGATGGAGTCTTCTGAGATGTCTTGAGGTCGCAGATAACTAACTGGCCGTTAACTTCGAACACACGGTCAATAACCATTTTGACCACGACATCGCCAACCATAGGGTTGAGTCCAAGTTCGATAGCCTTGTTGCCGTCAGGTGCTGTCCAGATTTTCCAATCAGGATTATGCTTACGCCATGCGATATAGCCCTCGACCCACTTAGGGCCTTGAGTATTCCAAAACGCAACATCTTCTTTGTTAGGATTAGCCTTGGTCTCACGACCACCGATGCGTGCTTTGCTTAGGTCTATGTCACCCTTGCACTCATCCCATGCTATGTTCCATAGGTCGTTGACATCGTATAGTTTCTGATTAGTCATCTAGTGTCACCTTATCGTAGTTTTCGCAGGCAAGGTGAAATGCTGAGCCACCAACAGACCACACCGAAGGTGCCTCCTCCTTGTTGAGGAGTCGTCCGAGGTAGTATTGGTAGCCACAGGTTAGGTAGGTTGAGAATGCCGAATAGGACATATGCTCAGGTAGTGTATATTCTTCTAGTTCGATTGACATGTTGGATAGTTTACAGTAACCGATTGGGTTATGTCAACTTAATTAAAAAAGTTGACAATCAAAATTCTATGTGTATAATTGTATATAATAAACAATATATAACTATAACGAACGCTTAGGCGTTCGTATATATAATATATATATTATTATACATAATAGGAGAAATATGTCAAATACATTCTGGGCAGTATTCTTTGGGTCATCACTTGGCCTGTTCTCAGTTAATATAATCACGGCATCCATCGACGAATATCGGCGCAAAAGGCACCAAAGGGACATTCAGGCCTTGCTAGACCAACTCGAAGATGCCGAGTTTGAAGAGGACGAATAACCTCTAGAAACGACAAAAGACCCCCTCGCCCTAGTATTTCTACTAAGGTAAGGGGGTTTCTTGTCTCTATCGGCCTGCTAGAGGCCTAAAATGGGGTTATTCTGACCCTACTCCGTATTCTTTTTCATGCTTATCTGCCCACTTAGCCAATGGAGCGGCTAGTGCACCGATTAGAACAGCGTACTCTGGGCGTAGGTCTGTCAATAGAGCGATGCCCATAGTGATACCTGCTGCTAGTAGAGCACGAAGATAGGACTTGATTGCTGCGATGTCCTTCTTGTCGAGGTTGAATGGATTCTTCATTTTGCTTCTTTCTTTGGTAGGGGTTTAACAGATGCTTTTACTTTATTAGCAACCGTTGCTTTACCTAACCAAGGGAACCAAGGGGAAGTATTATTCCCACAGGTATCCTTGATTGAAATATGGATGTGCTTGTTGTGTTTGTTTGAACCAGTATACTCTCTGTCACCCTTTTCAGATGACCAGATTTTTCCTTTAAAGATTAAATACTTTACACGCTTATCTGACTTGAGATGCTCATAGACCTCATGGCAATTTATACCACCAATTGGGTCATGTGTCAAGTCGACAGCAAAGCCACTATTGTGGTCTGAGTTCGGACTTTGCTTGATGTGCTCCTTAGATG